GTGGAAAGTCCACTGGTTTCGGATGAGTTTGTTGATGAGATGCGGCTGCGATACGGCGAGGACAGCAATGCGTTTCGCATTCGTGTGCTTGGCGAGTTTCCATTGTCGGATGATGATACGATCATTCCGTTTCATCTTGTTGAGGCTGCCACGCAGCGTGACATTGAGGTTGATGAGAATGCTCACACGATATGGGGTTTGGATGTTGCGCGGTTTGGGACGGATAAGACTGTACTGGCGAAGCGGCAGAGCAATGTGATTACTGAGGTTAATGGCTGGCACGGGTTGGATCTTATGCAGACTGTTGGCCGTGTGAAGGCTGAGTATGATGGGTTGCCGTCCAGCTTGCGGCCTAGAGAGATATTGGTTGACGTTATTGGGATGGGCGGCGGTGTAGTAGATCGGCTACGTGAGCTGGGTCTGCCTGTTCGTGGGATTAATGTTGCCGAAAGCCCGTCTATGGGTGAGACGTATGTGAATTTGCGAGCTGAGTTGTGGTTTAAGATGCGCGGGTGGTTGGAGCAAAGGGCGTCCAGGTTGCCTAAGAATGAGCAACTTATTGCAGAATTAACGACGATCAGGTATAGTTTCGTCAGTAGTGGCAAAATGAAAGCTGAGAGTAAGGACGAAATGCGTAAACGTGGATTGCCTTCTCCTGACTTTGCTGATGCGGTTTGTTTAACGTTGGCGTCCGATGCGGCGACAGCTATGGGCGGCAGGGTCGTAACGTGGGGTAAGCCGCTGCGACGTGATTTAAAGGGTGTAGCGTAATGGCTAAGAAGCGTAAGTTTTTAGACTTCATGGATATGATTGACGGCGGCGGCAAAGGCCAGATGGGCGATGAGTTCGAAGGCGGCGGTTTGCTGTCTGCCTTTGCTAACATGGCTGCTTCACCGTATGGCTCCGAGGATGAGATGCGCCGCAAGGCTCGGCAGGATTTCTACAGCTCGCAGAACATTGGCGGTGGCCCCCAAGTTGACAGCGCTCGTGTTAGTCGGCCTGTGGCTAGACCAGCCGCTCCTACTTCGTTTGCTGATATGGAGGGGCAGTATTCAACTTCTCCTGCTTCTAGCTATGCCCCAGCCGCGCAAACTGCGCCAACTCCTACTTCGTTTGCTGACATGGAGGGACAGTATTCCAGCGCTCCTAAAGGTTTTAGATATCTTACGCAAGACGAAATTATGGACATTGAAGGCTTAGAAAATGAAAAATATATGCAAGAACAAGCCTTAAGAAAAGGTTTAATTAGTGGTTTTAAATATTACCCAGATGGAAACATAATTAGTATTAAGCCTAATACGCCAATTCCTCATGTTGGTATGCAACCAGCTCCTTATACTGCACTACCCCCGTCTTCTGCGCTTCAAGCAACTGGCGGGTATGCCCCGCCCACTGGCGAACGCTCTTACACTGAATTTTTAAATCTTTTAGGCCCAGACGTAGTGAGAACAAACTCACCAGAAAATTTAGTAGCGGCTTACCAAGAATACAGGAACTCTTTCTAAAAGGAACTAAACCATGAAGACACCAAAGTTTACGCCCCACAAAGGCTGCCCAACACCAGCCGCGTGCAAACGTGAGGGTGTATGCCTTGGCAAGAAATACTCAAAGTAATCTGAAAGGATATCAGTATGTCATACGGAAAAAAATCTAGCGGTATGAAAAAAGGCGGCAAGGGCGGTAAGAAGAAGTAATGGCAAAGGGTCAGAAGCATTACATGCGGGACGGCACTGAGCATAAGGGCGGCACGCACAAAACAAATGGTCGTCTTATGTCTGGCGCGCGCCACACGTCCAACAGCAAATTTCTTTACCACTTAAAAGATTTATCGCCTACCGCGAAGAAAAAGGCTAAGAAGTAATGTGGACTGCGCTGCTTTTACTTTGCAGCGTTGAGGGTAATTGTTTTGCGTTTGGTAGCCCTATTATGCGCAGCGAGAGCGAGTGCATACAGTCTATGCCAGACGGGGTGCAATACGCGAGGATAAGGCTTCCGGGGTACCAAGTCGTTAATTACAAGTGCGTCCAATGGGGCGAAGGAGCATAAGGTGTCAAAAGCTAAACCTAAAGGCAAATCAAAAGTAGGTTTGTACAGCAACATCCACGCTAAGAAAAAACGCATTGCCGCTGGATCTGGCGAGAAGATGCGTAAGCCTGGCAGCAAGGGCGCGCCTACCAATGCCGCGTTTAAGAAAGCTGCTCAGACTGCCAAGCCTGCTAAAAAGAAGAAAGCCAAGGCGTAATGGATCGCTTGTTCGACAAAGTAAATGCAGATGCTTTACTCAATGCAATTCGTCGTCGCGAAGTTAGCACAAATGCAGATGACCCAAACGCTCCTTTGATGCAAAAAAAAGATATGGTAAGCCCTAAAGGTGCAACGGGCGAAATGCAGATTATTCCGGAAATGGCTGTAGACCCTGGGTACGATGTGCCAAATATTTTTGAAATTGGAGAGAGGTTAGGCTTTCAATCTCAAGATGGAAGCATTGAAGAGGCCACTGCTTTAGCAAACGACCCAGAAGTTGCGCGAGAGTATGCAAGGCAATATTTGGAAGCAATGTATGACCGCTTCGGTACAGTTGACAAAGCTGCAGCGGCTTACAACCTTGGCCCTAGAGGTTTGCTTAATGCAGACCAAAAATATGAAAACTTGCCAGAACAAACAAAAGGTTACATTGCCGACGTTCGCCGTTTTTACGGAGAGGAAACTGGGCAGTCTTACCCTATTACGTTATCAAGACGCCCGATTAATCGCCCAAAAGGATTATTAGGAGTTTCCAGATAATGGCACGCACAAAAGCAGAAAAAGTCAAAGCAGCAAAGAAACGCCACGGCTTTACCGCTGTAAACAAGCCACGCAAAGGTGGGCCAAAGAAGTTTGAAGTCTTGGCAGTTGAAGGCGACACTGTTAAGAAAATAAACTTTGGCGACCCTAATATGTCCATTAAGAAAAACCAGCCAGCGCGAAAGAGTTCGTATTGTGCGCGTTCTGGTGGTATAAAGGGGAAATCAAGCAAATTAAGCGCGAACTATTGGTCGCGCAGGGCGTGGGACTGCTGACATGGCAATAACAACTTACACAGAGCTAAAGTCTAGCGTTGCTGACTTTCTCAACCGCGACGACCTTACGTCAGTCGCGCCGACGTTCATCTCGTTGGCCGAGGCTGACATGCAGAGACAGGTGCGCCACTGGCGTCAAGAGAAGCGCAGTACAGCGCAGCTTGACACACAGTACAGCGCAATACCCGCCGACTTCGTTGAGGACATTCGGTTCTACATTACGTCGAGCGACACAAGCCCGATGGAAAAAATCAGTCAATATCAATTACTTGACCGAAAGCGCGTCAACTTGAATGCCAGCGGCAAGCCAGCATACTACGCCCTGACCGCTGGTGAGATCGAGGTCTTGCCGATACCTGACGGCGTGTATGATGTTGAATTATATTATTACAGTCGTATTGAGGCTTTGAGTGACAGCAACGCCTCAAACTGGATGTTGCAGTATTTCCCAGACGCTTACTTGTATGGCTCGTTAGTGCATTCTGCGCCTTACTTAAAAGACGACGCCAGGCTGCAAGTTTGGGCATCTTTGTATCAAGTGGCGATTGATGCTATAAACGCTGACAGTGATAAGGCTAAATATGGCGGATCAGGCCGTCGCATGAAAATTAGGAGTTACTGATGAGTTTTTCGAATGCTTTTGAAACAACTGTCCTCACTTGGGCATTTACAACTGGTTCCGCCACACGGCCTACGGCTTGGCACTTGGCGCTGTTTACCAGCAACCCAGCAGAAGATGCTTCTGGCACTGAAGTTAGCGGCGGCGGATATGCACGCCAAGCTGCTACGTTCACAGTAAGTGGCAACACTGCATCAAACTCTGGTGCGATTGAGTACCCGACAGCCACGGCTGGTTACGGCACTGTCAGCCACGTCGGAGTTTTCGACGCATCATCTGGCGGCAACTTAATTTCATATGCTGCGCTGACTACAAGCAAAACCATTGATACAGGCGACGTCTTCCGCGTTCCTGCTGGTGATCTTGATATCACGCTAGACTAATGGCTGAGTACCGCTCAGGCTATGGCAAAAGCACATATGGCTCGTACAACTACGGGCTAGATGGCTTTGTCACAGATGGCGCTGGCACTGTCGTTACAGTATCAACAACGGCGGCAGCTTACGTTAGGGTAAGGCTGTCGGCGTCTATTGTTGTGACTGCCTCTAGCACAACGTCTGAGGCTCTGCGTGTCAGGGAAGGCGCTGCCACCTCTGCCGCGTCGTCTAGCGTTACGTGCAATGCGAATGTCGTCAATAATGCCTCTGCCACTTTAGCTGCAAGCGCATCTGTATCTGCCGCTGGTCTGCGTGTGCGTGAGGGAGCCGCTGCTGCTTCTCCTGCCGCAACTGGTGCAGCAGCCGCAAAACGTGTGCGTGAAGGCGCTGCTACTGCCAGCCCTACTTGCTCTGTAGCAGCTAATGCACTGGCGGTTTATGAAAGTGGTTCTAACATTGCGTGCGTTTCAAGCGTTTCGGCTGTATGTAATCGAGTTAGACCCAGCAGTGCTTTGATTAGCCCTGTTTGCAGCATCACCTGTAATGGGATTGAGAAGTGGGAGCCGTTGCCGATCACACCCGAAATATGGACGCCAGCAGGACCGGCATCAGAAATTTGGAGCGAGGTTGCACAAACCGACGAAATATGGCAAGCTGCATAGCAACGCAAACCCCCGCTGGTTTGCAGCTCCCCCTCACATTTAGAGCCAACGCCGCATAGGAGAAAAACATGGCTGATACAACTACAACAAACTATAGTTTAACGAAGCCAGAAGTCGGCGCGTCTGAAGATACTTGGGGAACCAAGATTAATACTAACTTAGATACGCTTGACACATTGCTCGGCGGTGGCTCCGACATGGCAGGCATATCTGTAAACGGCACAATCAAGCTCGACGGCAACTACCCCACTGGTACAGGCAACGTGGCGTTGGGTGACGCTGCGTTAAATACATCTATTACAGGCAACTTTAATACGGCAGTTGGACAGGTCGCTGGCACGGCTCTTACTTCCGGCACAAAGAACGCATTCTTTGGGTCATATACTGCGGATGCAAACACGACAGGCAGCAATAATACAGCAATAGGTCAGGCGGCATTTAGCGCAAACACTACGGGATCAAACAATACAGCTTTGGGTAATGACGCACTTATCTCCAACACCACCGCAAACCACAACACTGCTGTGGGGTATCAGTCTTTATTAGACAATACAACAGGAGCAGCAGGAACTGCTCTCGGTGCATATGCTCTAGCAAACAGCACTACTGGCAATGACAACGTAGCAACTGGTTATCAGGCATTATTTACGAACACGACAGGTGCTTTTAATACCGCGCATGGGAGTCAAGCGCTTCGCGGTAACACCACCGCAAGTAACAACACAGCAGTTGGGTATCAGGCTGCAACTGCCAATACCACAGGTACTCGTAATACTGCCATTGGTTTTTCTGCTGGGAAGGCACTGACCACACAAGACTTCAACGTCTTTGTTGGCTCATACTCTGGGGATGGCGCTACTGGCACACAAAACGTAGCTGTTGGTGATGTTACGTTAAGAAATGCCTCTGGCGGTCAAAACACAGCCATTGGCGCTGAGGCACTCACCTCCAACACCACCGCAAGTAACAACACTGCCGTTGGGTATCAGGCTGGGTATAGTAATACTACAGGAGCTGACAATGTAGCTGTAGGCTCCTTTTCGTTAGACGCCAATACTACCGGGGCAGAAAACACTTCTGTTGGTAAAAGCTCTTTAACATCCAACACAACTGGTAATTATAATGTTGCCATTGGAGAAAATTCTTTAGCTAACAGCACCACCGCATCTTACAACACAGCAGTTGGAAGACGCGCTCTCTTGTCCAACACCACCTCAAGCGAAAACACTGCTGTGGGGTATCAGTCTTTATATAGTATGTCGTCTTCGGGTGACGCTAATAAGTCAACAGCGGTCGGGTATCAAGCTGGATATTCATCAACACACAACTTAGACGCTTTTGGTGCTCAAGCATTATACAGCAATACTACAGGTATACTTTCAGTAGCGATTGGGCGTCAAGCTTTATACTCCAACACCACCGCAAGTTACAACACCGCCATCGGGTATAAAGCTGGATTTAGTGCAAACGCAAATGGAGTTAATACTTTTATAGGTGGTACAGCAGGTGAATTTACCACAGGCGGTGGTAATACTTTTCTCGGTTATGCTAGTGGTCAGATTGTGACCACTGGGACACAAAACACCATCTTAGGACGCTACAACGGCAACCAAGGCGGCTTGGACATTCGCACCTCAAGCGGCAACATCGTGCTGTCGGATGGGAATGGTAATCCTAGATTGTATATGAACAGCTCTGGCGTACTCTTCAGCCCTGCAACCTATGCCTCTGCCACGTCAAACGGCGCTAATGTTCACATAGCTTCTAATGGTAGTTTCGCAAGATCTACCTCATCTTTGCGCTATAAAAACACCGTTAATGATGCTGCACACGGTCTAACAGAACTACTGGCTTTGCGCTCTGTTACCTACAAAGGCAACAACGATGGTGACACAGTGTTTGGCGGCTTGATTGCAGAGGAAGTGCATGACGCTGGCCTAACAGAGTTTGTACAATACAACGATGAAGGTCAGCCTGATGCTCTTGCATATGGCAACATGGTATCTCTTTGCATCAAAGCCATCCAAGAACAACAGGCAACTATTACGGCTCTTGAAGCACGTATCGCTACTTTAGAAGGATAAGACTATGGAACTAACAGCAGAAGAAATCGCACAGAACTATACAGCAATGGGTCACTCTGTTGAGCTGTTGAACGCTGGCAAACCAGAAGGCATGGAAGATGCTGACTGGACAGATACAGTTGCTCGTAATGTTGAGCATCTGCAACTCATGGTGGCAAAGGACTACTGGACAACAGAGGACATGACCGCCGCTAACGCTGCAATCGCAGCAAACACTTAACTCAAA